TCTTCCTCTTAGTCCTGCTTTCATGTATGAAGTAGCACGACCCTCAAAGAAGTTTTGATGTTCAACTCCCATAACTTCATCTAACCAACCTAACGGATTTTCTTTCTGGTCAAAGTTTGTTTTTAGTCCTAGTTGTAGCAGTCTTCTATCTGCTATATATCTGTTATATGCATACATATCTTTCTTAGTTAATCCTTGTATGTCTCCCATATCAAACACTAAGTCCAAGAACTTATCTTCAAGTTCTACCATGTGTCTACATATATCGTATAATTCTTTTTTAAACTTGTCAGTCCATATCTCTAAGTTCTCTTGAATAAACTCTCTAAATAATTTAGTCATGGCTTCAACGTGCATTGACTCATCTCTTATAGAATAGGTTACTATCTGACCCATACCTTTCATTTTACCGAACCTTGGAAAGTTTAACAAGATTGCAAAGCTACTAAATAATTGAAGACCTTCTGTAAAAGCAGAGTATACTGCTAGTGTTTTAGCTATGCTTTCTTTATCTCTTCTAGTTGTTTTTAGATTACTAATATAGTCATGCTTATCTGCCATTTCTTCGTATTCTGAAAAAGCTTTATACTCTAACTCAGGCATACCTACTGTATCTAATAATAAACTGTAAGCATGTTGATGAATAGATTCCATGTTAGCAAAAGAACCCATCATCATTCTTGCTTCTGGCTTTTTAAATATTCTCATGTATCTATCTACATAACCAGAGCCAACATCTACATCAGACTGTGTAAACAACCTGAATATCTGAGTTAATAAATTCTTTTCATTATCTGATAACTCTTGCCAATCTTTGACATCTGTATGTAACGGTACAGACTCTGGCATCCAATGCATTTGATTCTGTAATACATAATAATCAAACATCCAAGGGTTATCAAATGGTTTATAATAATCTCTTGTTCCTAGTAAACTCATATCTCTCCTAATAATTTTGTTTTAAAGTTTTTAATTTTTCTTCTGCATTAGCTAACTGTTCTACTAAAGTATCTGCTGACTCAACAATATTTGGATGTTCTGCAACACCTACTTTATTGTCTAAGTAGTTTTCTAAGTTAGCTTTTGCTTCCATTATCTGAGCTTCGTATTTAGCTTTTAAAGCTTCATAAAGCTTAGTACCAGAATATACACTCATAATTACTCCTATTCAAATAAATATACTAAAGTTCCTACTAATAAAGCACCGCATATAGGAATGATGGAAGGAACAAATACAAACCAAAACATACCGTTATCAGCAAGAAAATCCAAATCATCTTCATGTGTTTTTACCTTTTTATCCTTCACAACTTATACACTCCACTTCATCTAATCTTATTCTAGGTACTTTAATATTTACATTCTCTGCTGCTCTAGCTGCATCAGACCTAAAATAGTATAACGATTTTAAGTTATGCATGCCATACCAGTGTACATCATTTACATACTGCATGTATTCATCGTGAGCATCTTGCTCCTCAGTTGCTTTAGGTAATACAAAGAATAGATTTATTGATTGGCTCTGACAAAGAAACTCTTGTCGTTTATGAGCATGTTCAATAATCCATATTTGATTTATCTCATTTGCAGTTTTAAATAATTCTTTTTCTTTATCATCTAAAATAGAAAGATGTTGCACTGAGCCGTTATTGCCAGCGATATCTTTCCAAATGTTTTCAAGTTCTTCTCCTTTTAATCCTTTACTTTTTAAAACTTTTTCCAAGTATTTATTTTTTACTTGATAACTACCTGATAAAGTTTTGTGAGTAAAGACATTTGCCCTGTAAGGTTCTACTGAGGGAGATGTGCCAGCACATATAATGCTGCTACTAGCGTTAGGAGCAACGGCAAGGAGATGAGCATTACGCATACCAGAACCAGATACATCAGGTGCTTCACCACGAATATCAGCGAGTTCTTGACTAGCTTTAGTAGCTTTATTTTTAATGTGTTTAAACGCTTTGTAGTTGAATCCGGTAGCTTGCATTCCTTCAAAAGGTATATTGTTAGATTGTAGATAGGCGTGAAAGCCCATCGCACCCAATCCCAAAGAACGTTCTCTGTAAGCCGAATAAGCAGCTTTCGTGAATCCTTCTTTACCATCTTTAACATATCCTTTAAATCTCTTATAGTTAGCATTATACTCTCCAAGTTGCGATGTGTCAATAGCATTCTCAATAAAATGTTGTAGAACATTATCTAACATAGTTATTAAATCTTTTATAAAGTAATCATCCTTAGACCATTCATCATAATGTTCTAAGTTAACACTAGATAAACAACATACTGCTGTTCTTTCTTCGTTGGTAGGTAGCGTTATCTCTGAACATAGATTACTTTGTTTTATTTCTAAACCTAAATCTTTCTGTCCTTGTGGTAAAGCATCGTTACAGTTATCTATATTTATCATGTAAGGCTCACCAGTTTCTGCTCTAGCGTAGATAATCTGCCACCATAACTCTCTAGCGTTTATAGTTTTAACAGCTTCATTTGTTTTAGGGTCTATCAATCTCCAATCTAAATCGTCTCTTACAGCTTTTAAGAAATCATTAGTAATGTTAATACCATTATGAAGATTCAAACATTTTCTATTTATATCTCCACCAGATTCTTTTCTCATATTTATAAACTCTTCAATCTCTGGATGAGATATATCCATGTAAGCAGCATAGCTACCACGTCTAGTTACACCTTGATTGAAGGCTAACATCTGAGAATCAACTACATGAATGAAAGGAATAGAACCAGTAGAACGACTGCCTGAAGAAGTAGAAATACCATTACTCCTAATATCTCCCCAGTATCCACCAATGCCTCCACCTGAACTAGCCAACCATATATTCTCATCATAGTGAGAAGATAAACCATCCCTACTGTCAGGTACATAATTGAGGAAACAGCTAATAGGAAGCCCACGAGTTGTACCCCCGTTACTAAGTATAGGAGTGCTAAACATGAACCAACAATCGGAACTGTAGTTGTAAAGTCTTTGAGCCATTTCATAATCTGTCGTACCTTTGTATGTGGCAGCAAATACTGCAGCCCTTGCGAAAGCTTCTTGTGCATGTGTTTCTTCCTCCCAGAAATATCTATCTTTTAATGTATCTAAACTAAACTTGTCTAGCTTTTTTTCTTTATCGTAATTTATTTCAATACCTAAGTAAGGCTTTTGTCCTACTTTATCTTCTACCATTTACTTCTCCTCTAAAACTTTTAGTAGTTTGTTTTCATACCATTCAGCTTTTTTTAAATCTTCAATACCATTTTTATATCTAAATCTCCAACGATACTTATGAGAGTTACCACGAAGATAGCCAATAAATTCTTCTTTAGTTAACATAGCTTCGATAGAGTCTATACATTCTATCTTTCCTTGATTGTAATGTTCTGGATTATTAACTACATCTTTACTAATTAAATCGTTGATTGTTTTAGCTTTGCTCATTTAATATCTCCTCTAATGTTGTATTAGGGTTGTCTTTTACTTTTTTGTAAAACCATCTAAGAGTATAAGCACTAACCATGTATTTATTATTAGCGAATATATGAGTATCCTCTGGTAAAAACTCATGTAAATTTTTTGCAGTAATCTTGGTCGCATCTTCTCCATCAGGAGTCATAGACCTAATCCATCTAATTAACAACTGAGTTGCATGTTTACGAAGTCTTTTTGCTTTTTTGCCATTCATTTGTAACCTCTAAAACCTTTGGTGGTTTTGGTGTTTGTGTTAAGTAACTGTACCCTCTTGAATATTTAAATACTCTTAAACCTAATCCATCATTAGCATCTGAATGACATTCAAACTTATGTCTGCAATATACACATTCTTTAGGAAGTTTCATATTGCCAGAGCTACCTTCTGGTTCTGGATTATAACATCTTTGAGGTGGCTTGTCAAGCTTGATTGCTTTCTTAACATCTCTTATCTTCTTTTTAATATTAGGTTTATCAAACTCAGAAGGTCTAAACAAAGCTAACTCTCCGGTCTCTTTATTGATAGCTAGGAAGCCACCCTTTTTTGTACCTTCAGCTTCTTCGTAACCTGCAAGTTGTGGAAGATAGCCAAAGGTATCTTGTTCTGCTAATGTACCA